CTGGCACTGGCAAGCCGGATGGCTGCGTCGCCCCGAGATGGATGATGATAACGGTTATTGCTACGAAGAACCCGACGGCGATCTCGTCTACACGCCAAACAAGTTGCACCGGAAGCACTTGCGTCTCTGCATCTGGGAGACGCCGAAGGGGCAGAGATATCTCGCTTTGTCCAAGGCTCCAATGCCGAAGCCGAAGTTTGCGCGATGAGCAAACATGAATCGGTCTCCCAGTTGTCTGAAAGGCTCAGTGCCGAGTTCGGCAGTCTTGAGCAGGCAAAGATCGAGGTTGACAAGGCGCTGTGCAAGAACAGCCTTGCGCAGTTCTTGCGCCTTGCGTGGCATGTCGTCGAGCCCGGACAGCCGTACATTCACGGGTGGCACATTGACTTCATCTGCGCGCATCTGGAGGCGATCACCAAAGAGACCCGGCTCGAGGACGGCAGCATCTACAATCGCCTGCTGATCAACGTCCCTCCGGGCACCATGAAGAGCTTGCTCACGAACGTCTTCTGGCCAGCGTGGGAGTGGGGCCCGCAGGGTAAGCCGCACCTGCGCTACGTCTGCGCCGCGCACAAGGTCGAGAACCTGTCCGCGCGCGATTCGCGCCGCATGCGCGAGCTGATCACAAGCGAATGGTACCGGCAGCGATGGGGCAACATTGTCAGCCTCGCGTCTGACCAGAACGAGAAGTTGAACTTCCAGAACACCGCGAAGGGTTTCCGCATCGCGACCGCGATCAACAGCCTGACAGGTATTCGCGGCGACCGGGTGATCATCGACGATCCACACAGCGTGGACAGCGCCGCCTCCGAGGCGATGCGTGAATCCGAGGTGACGACCTTCCTCGAGGCCATCCCGACCCGCCTCAACAATCCGATCAAGTCGTCGATCGTCGTCATCATGCAGCGCCTGCATCAGGAGGACGTTTCCGGCGTCATCATCGAGAAGGATCTGGGCTACGACCACATCATGCTGCCGATGCACTACGACCCCCTGCGTGCCGCGCCCACGAAGCTGGGGCTGGATGACCCGCGCAGCGAGGAGGGCGAGCTTCTCTTTCCGCAGCGCTTCCCGGCGCACATCGTCGATCGCGACGAGCGCGCGATGGGTCCATACGCCACCGCAGGCCAGTTCCAGCAGGAGCCGAGCCCGAGGGGCGGCGGCGTCATCAAGCGCGACTGGTGGCAGTTGTGGGACGCCGACGCCTTCCCGCCATTCGACTTCGTCGTTGCCAGCCTCGACACCGCCTACACGACCAAGCAAGAGAACGATCCGTCAGCCATGACGGTCTGGGGCGTCTTCTCCGGCGACGTGACGCCGATGATGGCAAACAACTTCGTTGGCCGCGGCAGCAAGCTGAAAAACAACGAGCGCGAGGCGGAGCGCTTCGACAGGATGTCGCGCATCGCCAACCTGCTGCCGGACAACCCGGAGAGCTCGCCGCGCATCATGTTGATGTATTCGTGGGCCGAGCGACTTGAGCTTCCGGATCTGATCGAGCGGGTGGCCAAGACCTGCCGGCGCATGAAGGTCGATCATTTGCTGATCGAGAACAAGGCCGCGGGCATCAGCGTCGGGCAGGAGCTGCGGCGGCTGTATGGGCACGAGGACTGGGGCGTCCAGCTTGTCAATCCCGGCGCGATCGACAAGCTGGCGCGCCTGTATGCCGTCCAGCATCTGTTCAGCGAGGGCATCATCTATGCGCCCGACCTCAAATGGGCCGATCAGGTGATCAACCAGTGCGAGGTCTTCCCGAAGGGCAAGCACGACGACTTGGTGGACACGACGAGCATGGCGCTGAAATATCTGCGCGAGACGGGCATACTGGTGCGCCAGCCCGAGCGCATCGCCGATATTGACGCCGGGCGTCAGCATCGCGGCAAGCCGCTGGAGCCGCTGTATTCAGCTTGAGGAAAATATGACCCGCATTCTCGCGAACGCCACCGTGGACGTGGATCTGGAGCCGACGCCGACCCGTCTGGGGCGGTTTCAGGTTGAGGTCTGGGGCAAGGAGCCCCACGACTACGTGCGCCGCTACACAATTCAGGCGGCCTCTGATACACTGGCCGCGCAGGAAGGCCTTCGGCGGTTCGTCGAAGAGGTTGAATCTTTGATCGCCGAGAAAGGCTGACTATGGCTGTCGCGCCCGGCCTCGCGCCGATGAACCTCCGCCAGCTCCCGCAAGACGAGCTGGACGCCTTGCCAGTCGTCCAGCTTCTCCCCGATGAGGAGAGGCAGGAGGCCAACGACAATGGGGAGGTCATCCGCATCGAGCACGAGGATGGCTCGGTCTCCGTGTCCATCGACGGCAAGCCGCTCACTGACAGCGAGCAGGCTGGGCCAGCCGGATGGTACGACAACCTTGTTGACGACATCGATCAGGGTGAGCTCTCCCGCATTGCGGAAGACCTGCTTCTCGGCATCGATGAGGACATCACGTCGCGCACGGAGTGGGTCGACGATCGCGCGCAGGGCATCAAGCTTCTGGGCCTGAAGATCGAGATCCCCGGTCTTGGCGGCACGCCCGACGGCGCGCCGGTCGAGGGCATGAGCCGCGTGCGCCACCCGCTGCTTCTCGAGGCCGTGCTGCGCTTTCAGGCCAACGCCCGCAGCGAATTGCTGCCGACCGATGGGCCGGTGAAGATCCGCAACGATAATAACAACGCCGATCTGCCGCAGGACCAGCTTGCGAATGCCCTGCAGCGCGACCTGAACCACTATCTCACGACGACGGCGAGCGAGTACTACCCCGACACTGATCGCATGCTGTTCATGCTCGGATTCGGCGGCACCGCCTTCAAGAAGGTCTACTTCTGCCCCCTGCGCAATCGCCCGGTGAGCGAGACGGTAGACGCCGACGACCTCATTGTGAACAACGCCGCGACCGATCTGGACAACGCCAAGCGCGTCACGCACCGCGTCTACATGAAGCCCTCGACGGTCAAGCGCCTGCAGATCCTTGGCGTCTATCGCGACATCGACCTGAGCACTCCGAAGGAGCCGCAGGAAGACGCAGCCCGGCGCGCGAAGAACGATCAGCAGGGCATCTCGCAGGGGTCTTTCAGGCCAGACGACCGTGATCGCGAGATCTACGAGTGCTACTGCGAGCTGGACATCCGCGGCTTCGAACACAGGTTCAAGGGTAAAGAGACGGGCCTTGAGATCCCGTACCGGGTGACGATTGACGTCTCGACGCGCGAGATCTTGAGCATCACTCGCAACTACGACGAGCCCACCGAAGACTGCGCTTCGCCCCTCCCGGAGGCGCGTAAGACTTTCGTCAAATACACCTTCGTGCCCGGCCTTGGCTTCTACGACATCGGCCTCCTCCACATTCTCGGCAACACGACCAACGCCATCACCGCCGCGTGGCGCGAGATGCTCGACGCCGGCATGTTCGCCAACTTCCCCGGCTTCCTGATCGCCGACAGCGGCCTGCGCCAGAACACGAACATCTTCCGCGTCCCACCGGGCGGCGGCGCGCCCGTGAAGACCGGCGGCCTCCCGATCAATCAGGCCATCATGCCCCTCCCCTACAAGGAGCCGGGCCCGGCCATGATGAACCTCGTGCAGAACATGGCTGAGACCGGCCAGCGCGTGGGCGGCACGTCTGAGCTGGCCGTTGGCGAGGGGCGCGCCGATGCGCCCGTGGGCACGACGCTGGCGCTCATTGATCAGGCGACCAAGATCCTGAACAGTGTTCATAAGCGCATGCACGCCGCGCAGGCGGAGGAGTTCCGGCTCCTTGTGGAGTGCTTCGGGGAGCACCCCGAATCATTCTGGCAACGCAATCGTTGCCCCGCGCACGAGTGGGACCAGCAGACGTTCCTGAAGGCGCTGAAGGACTGCGACCTTGTGCCACAGGCAGACCCGAACACGGCAAGCCAGACGCAGCGCATGATGAAAATCATGGGCCTGAAGCAACTTCAGCAGGGCAACCCCTCGCTCTACGACCCGATCGCCATCGACACTGCGGCTCTTCAGGCAATGGGCTGGAGCAACCCGCAGCAGTTCATGGTGCCGCCGACGGCAATGGGCGCGCCGCCTCCGGAGCTCTTGGAGAAGCAGGCGAAAACACAGGCCGACATGCTCAAGGCCAATGCGTCGATGATGGACGCCCAGAGCAAGCATCAGGCTTCGCAGGCGAAGGCGCAGTCGGATCTGATGCGTGCGCAAACCGACATGGTGAAGGCTGAAAACGAGCTGGCGATGGCGCAGCGCGAGCTACAGAGCAAAGCTGCTGATCGCGCTTCGCGCGAGCGCATCCAGCTCATCGATCTCGCACAAAATCTCGCTGTGCATCCTTACAGCGCCGAAGTCGTCAATCCGCTCATTGCGCCTGCGATGCAGGACATTGGCCGGGAAGAGGAAGCAATGCAAACGGGCCTGATGCCGCCCGCAGGACCGGGAGTTTAACAATGGCTGATGGACCGAGCTTCTATCGTCCCGAAGTACACGCTGAGATGCTTCGGATGCTTACTCCAGTGCGGGCCACAATGCCGGAGCGAGCGCTTGATCCTGAAGAATTGGCTGCAATTCGCCAAATGGAAATTGATCAGGCTATTGCACAAGCTCGCCAAGCGCAGCGTGTTCGGGATATTCAAGCGCGCCGACCGGGTTTCCAGACTTTGATGGGATACGGAGCAAAACAGATCAATCCAATATCGCAGGTGCGGTCTAGCCAAGCAGCAATGGGGGAAGCTGGTAGGCGTTTGGAAAGTCCAATTTACGAGCGCTACATTGGCGACAAAATATCTGGCGCGGCAAATGTTCAGGCACCAGTCTCTCTTGCACGCGAGCTTATGGCTGGAACCCCAACAACTCCCGAAGCACCTGCGGCACCTCCCCCATTAATTGTGACGCCAGCCGCCACCTCTCCGGCAGCCGCTGCACCTACGCAGATGGCCCCTTCGGCTGTTGGCGGAATGTACGACGAATTTAATCAGGCTGCGCCCGTTTACAGCGGGCCGCCAATGCCTTCCGCAGTACAGCGTGCCGTTCAGGTTGCGAGGCAAAGCGCAGGCGTCCCTGTCCCGCCTCAACGCCCAGATAGCCTTGCGCCACAGCCGCCGTCAGCCGAAGCGGCAATGGCCGCGCGCACAAATGCAGTGCGAGATGCTTGGACTCGATACAACGAGACTGGCAGTGCAGCGGACTTTGTTCGCGCCAGTGCGTTGATGCAGGCGAATATGCCCGAGCGTCAGCAAGAGGCAGACGGCGGATCGATCAAGGCTAAAAGTGCCGCCAAACCCGATCCCGTTCACAAGGCTCTCGAGATCATCCATCACCTTCTTGTTCACGGGCGCTGAGAATGAGCTACACCGTCAAACTTGCGAAAGAAGTTCTGAAGACCTCGCGCAAACGCAAGGCTGCCGGTGGTTCTGCGCCTTTGTATGACGCGATGTCCGAATGGCGAAAGCTTGCCGGCCAAGTCTATGGGATGCATCAGCAGCATATGGCCAAGGGTGGCCGTGCGGGTATTGGTCACAACAATCCGCCAAGTGCAATTAATCTTGAAGATCATCCGGCTTGGATACCGCAGCGGCTTGTGGCCGAAAAGGCCGGGCGCAAGCGCGACCCAAATGATCGGCCAAAAGTCGATATGGAGACCCTGCGCAGCACACCAAAGCTTTATTCAAAGCAGGCTGATGTAATCCGTAGCTACAAGAACATGCCAGAGAATATGGCCGGTGCGAGCGACGATGATGTGATGGGGCACTTCATCAATCATGTAAAAGATAATTTGCTGACGCTACACGACGCGGTACCGGAACACATTCGCGAACGTAGCAAGCTTTGGTATGATGGTGGCCGCAAAATTTCTGATGATTGGTCGCAGAAGTATAGCGTGCCGAATTACTCGGTGGCCGGTGCGATTGCTGCTCTGTCGCCGCAGACCGATTGGTACGCCAATGTCTCGCGCGCGGAGCGTGTGCTCGATGCGCTCCGCGGCAAGGGTCAGATGGCAATCAGCCCTCACGGAAAAACTGACTTCTATAACGAGTTTAGATTCAGCCCGGAAATGGACGCGCGTTTTAATAGTGTGAACGCCAAGGGTGAAGCTTATTCGTTGAACAAGGATGTCTATAAACCTGTCTACGAGATGCTGTCGGGTAAATCTCTTGGGGAGCTGGATAAGCTTAACTTGCCGCCGAAAGAAAAGGCTGTGGCCAAGGCAATGTGGATTCGCCTTTACGACGAGGCGCACAACTCGTCCGCGCACAAGATTATCACTCCGGAAGGTGATTTTTCTGAGAACGTCAAAAACAACGATGGATCTGAGAAAGGCGCTGGTTGGGGTTCACTTGTTGAGATCGCCAAGGCTATCCGTTCGGTCGAGGCGCAGGATCCATCCGAGTTGTCGCAGTTGATGGGTGAGAAGCACAAGGTTCGAAACTTCTACAACAACATCATCTCTCCATATTCGCAGCACGGTGACGTCACGATGGATACTCATGCAGTGGCGGCGGGCCTGCTGCGTCCTCTGTCGGGATCATCGCTTGAAGTGGCGCACAACCTCGACACAAGCCCACCCAAAGGAAACCCCGGCGCTGGTGGCTCTGACGTTACTGGTATTCGTGGAACGTATCCTGTCTTCGCTGAAGCATATCGCCGCGCTGCCGCTGAACGAAATCTTCTTCCAAGGCAAATGCAATCAATCACTTGGGAAGCAGTCCGAAGTCTCTTTCCAGACACCTTCAAACGAGGTAAAAATGCTGGCAAGGTCGATGAGGTCTGGGATCAATACAGGGCTGGTAAGATCAACAGAGATCAAGCCGTAAACCAGACATTTCAGATAGCAGGAGCGAGCAATGGTCTCAGACCGCCATCATGGTACAGAGAAGGATCCTCTGGTCAGCCTTATGCATCGGCTCAAGGTTCCAGTGAACAGGGAGACGTACCTGTCACTGGCGCATATGGGGAATCCTCCGGAGGAATGGACCGCAGAGAACGAGGCGGATTTACCTCATCATCTTCAGAAGCCCCACAGGAAAGAAGGCGGCGAAGTGAAGTAGCTTTCGGCTCGCATCCCGTTCATAAGATCCCCGGCATTCACATCGTGACCTCTGAAGCCGGGGAGCCGACCTTCACGGGAGAGCGGTGATGGCGGATTACCCGGATCAAGACGAAGATCAGGGCATTACGGCCTATCACGGGTCGCCGCATGAGTTTGATCAGTTTGATCTGTCCAAGATCGGCACTGGCGAAGGCGCGCAGGCCTACGGGCATGGATTGTATTTCGCAGAAGCGGAGCCGGTGGCGAAGGGTTATCGCGACAAGCTGGTTGAAGGAACATACAGAACCTCAACAGGAGAAACATTTGATCCGTATAAAAATCTTGAGCATATGAACATTAGGCTTGCGGCCTATAAGAACATTGACAACGCAATTGAACGCGCAAAAGGCCTTCTTGAAGACCAGCCTGAAAATGCGGATATGATCAATCGCGATCTTCAGAAGCTAAACGCTGCCAAATCTGCGCAAGCTGTACCGCATCAAGGCAGCATGTACGAAGTGCGCATCAACGCGCATCCTGATCATTTCCTCGATTGGGATAGGCCGATAAAAGAACAGCCTTACATAATGAAAGCAATAGATCAGCATATTGGTGATCCCGATATTGTTATGGATCAATTGTTTGGACACCAAGATGCGACGGGCCGCGATCTGCACGAACGTTTTGGTGGAGAACACAAACCACAAGCCGTTTCTCAACGCCTGTCTGAAATGGGCATCAAAGGCATCAAGTACCTCGACCAAGGTTCTCGCGGAGCAGCCGAAGGCTCTCGCAACTATGTCGTCTTCGATGACAAGCTGGTTACCACTAAGCGCCGCTATGCGGACGGGGGCGAAGTTTTCGGGTATAGTGATTTTGCGGCCTAGCCACGGGGCGCAGATCATCTCTCACAGTGGCACGGGGGACGCCCCGCAGTTTGGAGTGCGCGCAAAATGAATGAAATGGCAAAGAGCCTCCGGGCGAAGATGAGGGACAAGGCAAAGGCCATGTCCTCGCAGAAGGACAGCAAGACGGACAGCAGCGACTGGTCGCCCGCCGAGCCGCTGAACGCCGACGTCAAGACGGGCATGCGTCCGGTTTCGCGCCGCACGTACAAGACGGGCGGCAAGGTTGAGGGTGAGGCCTGCGCGCCGCGCGCCGATCGCAAGCCGCGCAAGTCCGGCGGCGAGGCCAAGGCATGGATGAACGCCAAGATCAACCGTAACGTGAAGGACGCCAACGAGGAGCGCGAGGGCATCAAGCACGTCGGCGGCCTGAAGACTGGCGGTCGCGCCCATAAACTGAGCGGCGGTGCTCTCGAAAGATATTTGGATAAAGCTTATGACGATCGCACTGATACTGAAAACGCTATGCGTGGTCGATTTAATCGCACCAATCGGCGTGATCGCGATGCTATAAAAATGGGCGATGACCGCATTGCTCGTCGTGACCGCGGTATTTCAATGGCAGAACGCAAACTTGCCGATAAAGACCAATTAAAAACCAACGGCCTGAAGAAGGGCGGCAAGGTTGCAAAGAAGGCCGAGGGTGGCCCCGCCGACATGGCACCGGGCGCATCGTCCGGAACGGCAACAAAGAAGCCGGAAAACGTGTACCGCCCCGGTTATGACAAAGAGGCCGTTGACAAGGCCATTTCGTCTTCACGCCAGAAGATTGGGGGCAAGGAGGCTTCGGCCATCCACAGCCTGCTCAAGGGTCGCACCGGCAAAAATCAGGGTGGCGCAAAAGGCGGCTTCTCGACCCAGAAGGACGCCAGCGAAGAGATGAGCGCAGCCGATCAGGCCCGCGCCGCCGCAGCCGCCAAGGCCGCGCGCGACCGGGCGCAACAGGAAGGTGCTGGTGTGCGTAAGTCCGGCGGTCGCGCCAAGAAGATGGGCGGCGGCACGCTCGCCGGCCTGCTTGGGGGTCTGGGCCCGGCAGCGCTCGCCGGGGCGTTCGATGGCAAGGACGAGAAAAAGTCCGGTGGCCGCGCCAAACACAAGGATGGCGGCAAGGTCAACTACGGCCCGATGGAAATGCCCGACGGCAAGAAAGGCGCATCCGAGAAGGAGCAGCGCGCCACGGAAGACCATCAGAGGTCGCTGTCCAAGGCATCCCGCGGCAAGGCGCAGCAGTATGCTGACGGCGGTTACCTGAAGTTCAAGGGCGAGCCAGTGATCCCCGGCATGAAGAAGGGGGGCCGCATGGAGCGCAAGGCTGGTGGCCGCGCCAAGAAGCCCGGCACCAACGTCAACATCGTGATCCAGACCAAGCCGTCCCCCGCAATGGGCGCAGCGCCGGGCATGGACGCGGGGCCGATCAAGCCTCCGGGCGCTGTGCCTGTGCCCATGCCCGTGCCGCCCCCGGGCATGGGCGCGCCTCCGATGGGCGGCATGCCCATGCCTCCGCCCGCCCCGCCGCTTGGTGGCGGCCTGCCGGGCGGTATGCCCCCGATGGCGCGCAAGTCCGGTGGCCGCATCACCAAGATCGCCAAGTCCTACAAGGACATGGAGGCGGGTGCCGCCGGCGGCGAGGGTCGCCTGCAGAAGACCGACATCGCCAAGAGCGGCAAGGGCGCGCCAACCTATAAGAAGGGCGGCAAAGTCTACAGCTCCTACAAGGACATGGATGCGGGCGCTGGGTCCGGCGAAGGCCGGCTCGAGAAGAGCGAGATCCAGAAGCGCATGCACTGACCACTGCGACCGGCGGCCTCTCCCACCGCCGGTCGTTTCATTTTGGGAGAAAAAAAGGAGGGGTCTTTTTGCTGACAACGAGCATGGTCTTCAAGACCGAGCTCGAACGCCTGCTGCACAAGGCGGCTGCCGAGCAGGCTGAGATCATCACGGCACCACACGCCATTGTTGATTTTGCAGCCTACAAACACCACGTCGGAGTGATCGCGGGTCTCAGGATGGCACTGGAGCTGTCCGAAGAGGCACAATCGATCATCAACAAGCGCGAAAGGGGCGCGTGAATGTTCAACATAGCAATGCTGCATGAGAAAGATCCGAAGCAGGTGCTTCTGGATAAGGTGGGGCCGGTTGTAGACAGGCTCAATATTCTGAACACGCAGGTCTTGGTCGCCGTCTACATCCGACCAGAGAAAACCAAGGGCGGGATCATCTGGACTGACGCAACCCGCGACGAAGACCAACACCAGTCAAAGGTCGGTTTGATCCTGAAAAAGGGGCCGATAGCCTTTGTCGAGGGCGACGAGAAGAAGTGGTTTGGCGACATTACGTTCAACAACCACGATTGGATCGTTTTTCGCCCCAGTGATGGCTGGCCCGTCACGATCAACGGTGTCCTGTGCCGGATGATCGAGGATGTGTCTGTGAAGATGCAAATCCCCCACCCCGATGACGTCTATTGAGGTAAATCACAATGGCAGAGAAAGACGATCATGTCGAAATCGAGCTGGATGAGCCGATTATTGACAAGAAAGTCGATGAAGACGACCTCGTAATCGAAAAATCAGACGAAAAATTAGAAAAAAACGTAGAAAAGAAGACGATTGACCCCGAGGACGGCATCAACGACCTCAAAATCAAGCTTCAAGAGGAGCAGCAGCGGCGCTTTGAAGCCGAAAACCGCGCCCGAGAAGCAGTTCAGCGCCAATATCGGGCTCAAAGTGAGACCGAAGACGCCAATTTCGCCCTTGTAGAGGGCGCGATGCGTACGCTTTCGGAAGAAAGTGAGCTGATCAAGACCCAATACAAGGAAGCACTCGCGATCGGCGACTATGACAAGGCCGCCGACCTTCAAGACGCGATGGCTGAAAACAAGGTGCGCCTCTCCGAGCTTCGAAGGGGCCACGAATACATGAAAAACCAGCGCGAGGCTGCGCGACAGCAGCCGCCGGAGCCGCAATACACGGACCCGGTGGAGGCACTCGCCGCGCGCCTGTCGCCCCGTTCGGCTGACTGGGTGCGCCGCAATCCTGACTACGCGAAAGACCAGCGCCTCTTCCAGAAAATGGTGGCCGCACACCAGATGGTCACCGCCGATGGCGTCCAGCCTGACACTGACGAGTATTTCGAGGCGATCGAGAGCACTCTGAAGATGCGCAGGGAGCCTGTGCGCGAGCAGCAGAAGGCCGAAGAGCTCGACCCGTCGTCGGAAGCCACGAAGCCCGTGCAGAGGCGCGCGCCGCCACCCGCTGCGCCTGTGTCGCGTTCCAGTGGCCCGCCCGGCAACAGGCCCGATGTCGTCCGCTTGACGAGAGCCGAGGTCGAAATGGCGAAAGACATGGGCATGACCGAACAGGAATATGCTCGCAACAAGCAACTCCTTCGGCGTGAAGGCAGGATCTGAGGAAGAACAATGAGCAATTTCAGAAAAATGACCAATGAGAGCGGCGCGGCGGCTGCTTCAAACGCCCCGGAAACGCCGATCCGGCCTCCCGTCAGGCCGGAGCCAAGAGAAGACGACCCCCGCGCACGCGCCGCGCGGCGCGCCGCGGAGATTCGCGAGCATGGCGGCGGTTATACCGATGATGCTGGTGACAAGTTCTGGATCGATCCAGCCATTGTACCCGACGGCTGGACGTACGAGTGGAAGGTTCGGACGGTCCTGAACGCCGAAAACCCGGCGCATCAGCTTGAGCTTCAACGCCGCGGTTGGTCGCCGGTCCCATACAGTCGCATCCCAGAGAAAATGCCCGCCGGCTGGAAGGGGCAAACCATCGAGATGGACGGCATGATCCTGATGGAGCGCCCGAAGGAGATCACGGACGAGGCCATCCAGATGCGTCAGCGCCGTGCGCGCCTTCAGGTCAGGGCGAAGGAGGAGCAGCTCGCTGCGGCTCCCGCTGGCCAGTTCGAGCGCAGCAATAAGGACGCCTCGCTCGTGAAACTGAGAAAGTCCTACGAGGCCATGCCCATACCGGAAGAGTGACCCGAGACGCATTGAGGCCGCCCCTTGGCGGCCTCTTTACATTCCGTTTTTTGTCTGTATTATTCGCAAATCGAGGCCCCCGTCGTGGTCTCATTTTCTCTCCCCCGGCGCGGAGAGACAAACCAAACCCCGGTTCTTAATCGCCCCGGCGCGCGATGATGGACTAATCCTTGCAAGAGGAGGATTCCCGTCATGGCGAACACCAACGCGCCTTTCGGTTTCCGTCAGTACAGCGGCAACGGCTCTGCTCCGACCTACGAGCAGGTCCGTATGCGTATCAAATCCGATTACACGACCGCCATTTTCTTTGGCGACGCAGTCATCCCCGTCAGCACCGGCTACATCCAGCAGGCCACCGCATCGACCGTTCAGGTCGCCGGCATCTTCATGGGCTGCAAATACCTCTCGGTTTCGCAGAAGCGCACCGTGTGGTCGAACTACTGGCCCGGCGCAGACAACAACGGCGACATCGAGGCGTATGTCTGCAACGATCCGAACGCCAAGTTCATCGTTCAGGCTGGCGGCACTGCAGTTGGGGTCGCGGCCATCAACGCGAATATCCAGCTCAATGTCGGCACGGGCAACACGGCCACGGGCATCTCCGGTATGTATGTCGAGACCCCGAACACGACGGACACTCTGCCCTTCCGCGTGGTGGACATCGTCACCGACCCGCCGGGCGCGAACGGCACGGACTACGCATCTGCGTATAACCATGTGATCGTCGCCTTCAACAACGTCTCCACCAAGCAGCTCACGGGCGTGTAAGAAGGAGTGAACAACAATGGCTGTTAATCTTTCGGCTATTAAAGACCTTCTTCTGCCCGGCCTGCGTGGCGTTGAAGGTAAGTACGAGCAGATCCCGTCGCAGTACGACAAGATCTTCACGAAGCACGACTCGAAGATGGCCCTCGAACGCACCGCTGAGATGCGCTTCCTTGGCTACGCGCAGCTCAAGACCGAGGGTGGCCAGACCGCTTTCGACAACGCTGCCGGCGAGCGTTATGTGTACAACCAAGAGCACAATGAAATTGGCCTTGGTTATGCCATCACGCGCAAGGCCATCGACGACAACCTCTACAAGACCCAGTTCGCGCCGTCGAACCTTGGCCTGATCGAGTCTTTCGCTCAGACCAAGGAGATCTACGGTGCCAACGTCCTCAACACCGCTGACACGTACAGCGCATCTGTTGGCGGCGACGGCAAGGCCCTGTGCGCGACCGATCACCCGATCGATGGCTCCACGGTGTCGAACAAGGCAACTGTCGAGCTGAACGAGTCAACGCTTCTCAACGCGATGATCTCCATCCGCACGAACTTCAAGGATCAGGCCGGCCTGAAGATCTTTGCGCGCGGTCGTCGGCTCGTTGTGCCGCCGTCTCTGGAGCCAACCGCAATTCGTCTGACGAAGACGGAGCTGCGTCCCGGCACGGCAGACAACGACGTCAACGCGATCATGATGACGTCGGGCGGCCTGCCCGAAGGCTACATGGTCAACGATTATCTGACGGACACCAACAACTGGTTCCTCCTGACGAACATCGACGGCCTCTCCTACATGGAGCGCGTGAAGTTCGAAACCGACATGCAAGTCGATTTCGTGACTGACAATCTCCTTGTCAAAGGCTACGAGCGCTACTCGTTCGGCTACTACAACTGGCGTTCGATCTACGGATCGTTCCCGACCTGATGATCGTGGGGCGAGGCAAGTCCTTGCCCTTCTTCTAGGTGTATAGATCGCGTTGACCGACCTAGCGGACGCTGCACAGACAACGCGATCATATCGTGCAGGAGACCCTCATGGGTACGACTACGTTTACCGGCCCTATTAAGGCGGGTAATGTTT